GAGCGCATGACTGTTAATCATGATGTCACTGGTTCGAGCCCAGTTGGGGGAGCCAAGAGAAAAGTCAGTAATTGAGCCAAAAACGGCTTGTTTACTGGCTTTTTGCTTTGTTTACAGCATTTTTGAGTTTTAAAAATATTTACCTCTTTTTATACCTTTTGATGTGTTATACTACAGATAAACTACAGATTTTTTACAATAAAAACCGCCCGAAATGTAATCGGACGGCTTATTTTATGCCAGCAATTTGATTGCATTGTAAAGAGTGTCAACCTCTTGAATGATGTAGTGGTCAATATCGACCTTGTAATCTGTATGCCCCATGAGAGCAATGATGTCCTCTTCCCTCGCACCTGCCGCTGACATACGAGTTGAAAAGGTTCTGCGACAAGAATGCGGAGTAAACTCATCACCTAACCCCAGCGCTTGCATCGCCGGTCTGAAACAATATTTCAAGAAATAATCCTTGTTCATCGCTTTGCCAAACTCTGAACCTTCGTGTGTTCGACAGAAGATTGTTTCACCTTTGTGATTTATACAGTTCTCAACCAATTTTAAAATTTTAGGGTGGATAGGTACAACACGATTTTTGCCGGCATCTGACTTTATGCCTGCGATAAAGTAAGGTATGCCCTGTTCACTCATATGGTACTGCTCGGTAGTGAGCGAAAGAAACTCGGTCACTCTGAAATTGAGATAGCACATTATATAAACATAATCAGCATAAGGCACTTTGCCTATGTTTTGTCTGATAAGCTCAAGCTGTACATCAGTAAAGCGTGTAGCGTTTACTTCTTCGGATTCCGGAAGCTCTATAAATGTTCCGTAGTCTTTATTTACAATATCCTCTTGCATCGCAAAATTGTAAAGACTGGTGACAAAACATTTAATCTTATGTAGAGCTGAGTAACCTAATCCCTGACAGATTTTAGGCGTATCAGTGACTTTATAAGTGCCTTTACCATTAGGTAAGAGATATTTTAATTTGCCTTCTGCGCCGACCTCGTGATGTGGGTTGTCGTAATAATCTATGATGAATTGATAATCCGAGGTGCGCAAGTCCCTGAATTTACGCTTGTACAGAGGTTTCAACTTGATGTATGCACTTGCATAGTTGCTTTTCACGCTGTTGCCAAGTTTTTTATATGCTTTAGTTTTTACCCATTTATCGTGTAATTGCTCAAGTGTCATATTAAAGCCATTGACGGGATTGTACTCATAATCTTTGAGGGCATTTTCTGCCTCTCGTTTTGTGGCGAAAGTTCCCAAATATACTTGTTTCCCTGTGACAGAGCTTGCAGCGGCATACGGTTTTGACTTGCTATCTTTGCGTATGTAAATGCTTCCTGTACCTTTTGTCCGTCGTCTGTTTTTCGGCTTATCAGATGATTGATTTTTGCCGCAATACGGACAATACGCAAAATTGTCCTGTAGTTCTCGGTTACACCGTCGGTTTATACATTTTTTCATCATTTTGCTCCTAAAAATGGGCGCAAAAAACCCCTGTAAAATGTTGTAATTTTCGCAGGGGTGTGGTACAATATATTTGCTGATTAAAGTACCATTGCACCCTTGTGTAGTGGTTTCCGCTCTGTCCTGCGCCAACAGGTCAGGGCGGTTTTATTTTTGTTTATTTTTTTATTTAACCTTTTTGCTTATAAGATTCATTTTTACAGTGCTATCAAAATTATCACTATCAAAGTATCTTAAGTCAGCTCCTACGGTTGACGGATTGAAGTTTTTACAATTATCTATGCTGACTTCAATCATTCCCTCGCTGTGCGCTGAAATTGGATCGCTACAAACAACTTGGTTATAGCTCCTTCCGTCTAATATAACGGTATCAGCTTGTATAGTTATAGATTTACCCATTTTGTTCTTAACATAAAAATGAACCTCAGCCTCATCATCTGAATAAGGATATTGTTCTGTATCGCTATAATATACGGCTATGTCATTATCCGAGTAAAGTTCGGTTAAAGTATCTTCAAACTCTGTAGGTTTTTCAGTGGGCGGTTCTGTTTCGGGTTCGGTATCTTTCTCAGTTGCGCTTTTTTCATCTGTTGAAGAAATTTCTTCGTCGCTATCCACCGTTATAGAATTCAAAATGGTATCTTCATATAAATTAAATTCTTCGGATTGTTTATCTCCATAACTTGAAAACACCATAAAACACAAATAATTTTTTGTAACCCACACATACGCATTGCCATAACAGGAAATATCATTTGAATCCATTGTTATTGTAATATTATAGGCTGAGTAGCCGTCAATTACAGTGTTTGTTCTGCTTATTTCTTTGTAATTTTTAAAAGATTCAGCAAATCCTCTCATAAGACCGTCGATATATTCGTCTGAAAAGTCAAATGTTTTTGTCTCAAGAATAGAACTATATATATATAACATTTCTCCGTGGGAATTATAAAAGTAATTATAATCGTCATTAGATTTGTGCCTCCACTCTTCAGGAACAGTAATTGAAAAAGGAGCTATATAGTACTGCTTTAATGAATCGTTTTTTGCTATATTTTGAACAGCATTATCATTAGAAGTTGTTTCTTCTTCCTGTGTGTAAGGCTGGGTCACTTGCACGATGGCTGTCACTGTAGTGACACACAAAATCAAAATCACCAACAAAGCAATGTAAAAATGTGAAGTGCGATATATAGGCTTTTTGTCAGAAGATTTTTCAGTATCGCTTGTGGGTTTGAACTTGTTTTTTTGATAGGCATGACATTCAGGGCAAAATACCGAATTGTTCGGTATTATTTTACCACATTCCCCACATTTGTAAGGTTCTGTGCTTTCAGGCTCGCTGTCCTTGAACAAGGCAACCTGTTCAATCTTTGCACCACATTCATTGCAAAACTTTGAGCCGGCAGGAATCTCAGCACCGCATTTTTGACATTTCATTTATAAATCCTCCTCTTTTGTAATATATATTGACAAAATATATATCATATACTAAAATAATATTAGAGAGGTTCAGACTTCTCACTATTCCTATTTTACCTGCCATAGTTGCCGCTATGGTAGGTTTTTCTTTTTGTTGATAAAATCTGCAAATTGCTCCTTTACTTGCCGTTCAAGAGGGTGCAGATAAAAAGCATTTCTGCGTTCGAGCTCTGCCATTCGTTCAGCCCTGTAGGTTGCCGCTTCAAAGCTAATGTCACATAAATTTGCAATTGCAGCGGAAGTTAACGCTTGCAGTTCATGAAGGACACAGGCAGGGGCGAGTAAATCCCGAGCAAATACATTTGCTGAATGTTCGGCATCGTCGATTGTTGCAAATCCGTTGCCGTTTTCCTTAAACAAGTGACCTAAAAATATATGACCGAGTTCATGCGCAATTGTAAATCTACATCGCTGAGGGGATTGCTCATCTGCATATATGATATAAAGTTTATCATCTTGCATCAAAGTTATTCCACTCTCATTTTCACTTAGCAGATTGACTGCCGAATTTTTCAGTAAAACAATGTCTGCTTGCTTTGCTATCTGACTGACTTTAACAGGCAAGTTGCTGATTCTGTAGTCGATTAAACATTGCCAAGAGGCATTGCGTGCATTTTTATATTGTCCATAATTCAAGTTTTACCACCTCATAGGTATTGTAACCTATGGGGTGTTTTTTATTATGTAATGCTTATAAGTCTGTATCGTCAGGCTCAAACTTGCTAAGATTAGCTAAGTTTACTATTTCAATAGGTTGATTGTTACCGTCACTTCGTGCGGCTTTAACCGTTGGTATTAGATTATCGTTAATTTTTAAAATAGTATCAATTGTGTACTGATGTTCAGGGTGATTTCGATAAGCATAAACCAAATCTTTTTCATGATTGGTTAAAATCATAGTATTGCTTTTGTTTGGCATTTCTCTGAACTCTGCAAGAATATCATCTACTTTATATATATCACAAAGTGCGATTAAAATTTCTGCATCAGGTTGACCGTGATTGTTTTCCCACGCATTTACGGTTTTTCCACTTTTATTTATTAATTTTCCGACTTCATCGGCAGTTAATCCGCTTTTTTTCCTTAACTCTTTTAATTTTTGTGCTATAAATTCTCTTGACACTTTGTTTCTCCTTTTATAGATGTTTTATCTACGCTTTTATTATAATTCGCTAATTGCAGATTGTCAAGAAAAAAATCTGAAAAATGTAGAAATATTTTTTTAAAATCTCTTGACAATCTGCAAAAGTTAGATTATTATTAAAATGAAATCTACAAAATGTAGCATTTAACAGTCGAAAGGAGGTAAAAAGTATGACTGTGAACGAAAAACTTAAAAAGATTGTCGAAGAAAAGGGAATTAAACAATCATATTTGTGTGAGCATACTGGAATGACCGCTGATGCAGTTTCGAGAATATTAAATTCCAACCGTAAGGTTACAGCAGAAGAGTTTTTGGGAATATGTCAGGTGCTTGATGTTGATCCGAGGCAGTTTTTTAAGCAGTCTGCTTAACTTGTTACCTCAGAAAGGAATGATAAAAATGGCACTAACCATATATGCGGTAGTTGCTACCGTAGTAGCAGTAGTGGCAATCATAAAAGCCGTAAAATGGAAAATTGCTACAAGGGCAATGGTGGTTTATTGTACGAAAAATTTTAGGATACCCACAGACAAAGAACTTGCCGACTGCTCCAAAGAAGCCGCCGGCAAGACAATAAGATTTAAGTAATTCCAAATTGAGCTTTTATAAGCTGAGTAACAACATTCGCTGATATTTGTGTTATTGCAGAAAGCGAGTGACTTCCCACGGTTCCGGCAATCTTCTTAACTTTATTCCATATATCATCGTTACGAATATTTGCTAAAAACTTGTGACCTTCGGGAGTTAAATCACCTACTTCTAAATAGTCGCCACCGTCAGTAGCGAACATTGAAGTAATTAAACCTGCAAGTTTGCATTGTTTAATGTGGTAGATAATTTCGTCATGAGAGTATGGTTGAAGCCTTTCAAAATCGTTGCTGAATTTACTGTATCGAAAGGATTCGTTGAAGTCACACACTTCTTCTACACTCAAAAGAATATCACGAACACAGTCGTTATTTAAACGCATAAGCATCACCTCCTTACAATTTGATTTTAGCATTTTAAGGAGAAAAACACAACAAGAAGGTTACAGCAGAAGAGTTTTTGGGAATATGTCGGGTGCTTGATGTTGATCCAAGGCAGTTTTTTAAGCAGTCTGCTTAACTTATTACCTCAGAAAGGAATGACAAAAATGATTGATTGTAATATCACTAAAAACTATTTGAGTGAACAAGCTCGGATGACAAAATCAAGTAATGCTGGTGTGTGTCGTATTTCGTGTAATCATTGCCCATTGAGCAGATTTAATAATGACGAAGAAATGCTTTGCACTGAATTAGAATTAAGGCACCCTGAAAAGGCAATTGCAATTGTACAAAAATGGTCGGATGAACATCCGCAGACGACTTATTTAAGTGAGTTCTTGGAAAATTATCCCAACGCTCAGCTTAAGACAGTATTGTTGTACTCTCAATTGGATGCAGGGGTAATATCACTCGGAATACCTAAATGTATATGTCCATATCATTTAGGGCTGATGAGCAGAGAGGATTGCAGAAAAGACCATAACTGCGTTAAGTGTTGGAATCAGCCTGTTGAGGAGAGTGAAAAATGATGAGAGAATATTTATTTCGTGGCAAGATGATAGCTAACGGTAAGTGGTCAGAGGGCAATTTGCTTGTGACTAAACAAGGTTGCTGCATAACACCCGATGCAACGGTGTTAGGTAGCTACGGTGCGGTCAACCCCGAAACGGTTGGTCAGTACACAGGAATGAAAGATAAGAACGGCAAAAAAATTTTTGAGGGAGATATCATTGATTTTTCTGACCGCTTAGACGGTGACGGCTATGGGATTGTAAAGTACGATGCAAACGAAACTGAATTTGGGATTGAGTACGACAATATCTATAAAAGCCTCGGAAAACATTATTATCCCGAAGATATTGAAGTTATCGGAAACATATACGATAACCCGAACTTAGTAAGAGGTGATTATTAAGTGAATGAAAAAATCCTAATCAACCCTAAAACAAATCAGGAGTACAGAGATGTACCGCCGACTGTGGCGGCTGAATATCTCGGAGTTGCTCTCAATTATGTTTATGAGGGCCTAAAAAAACAAACCCTGCCCATTGGCTCAGCCGTACAGAGCGACAAAGGGCGTTGGAGCTACAACATACCGATTGACCGGCTCAAGACCTATGCAAGCGGTGCAGATATATCCTTACTGACTACACTGCTCAACAAATTGATCGGCAGCGGAAATACAATCAACGAAAGGACGGCGTAAAAATGATAAATTCGCCGTGCTACGGCTGTCAGATACGGACGACAAGATGTCATACAGATTGTGAAAGATACCTCGAGTACAAATCAAAGTGCGACAACCGCCGAGCCGAACGCTCTAAAAATTATGACTTTTTTAATTACATTTGTCATAAAATCAACATCCATGCGAGATGTCGAAAACTAAATAAATGAAAGGACTTTATAACGAATGTGGCATTTAAGAAACTACCCGACACGCAGAAAACTGCTCAAAGATGTTAAGGAGTTAAGAGAAGAAAACAAAAATCTCAAAAATGAGTTAAAAAAAGCTCGCCTTGATAAATCCCAAACCGAAGAAAATTACACAAACGCTCGATATGCATTAGGAGGTTATAAGAACGAGAACACTAAACTCTGCGAAAAACTTTCAATGTATGAATCAGCAAAGGCAGAAACATATGGTTTTGAATGTGTGGGTGTCGGCAAATGAAAAAAGGGACAACAATTGAAAGCGGATCCGATGCTTCGGGGCGCTGGTGTCTGAAAATCAGAAAAGCCAAAGGCAAGTTTTCACTTGATGAAATAATTGAAGCGGCGAAAGAATGGGAAGAAGATTACTACGCTGTGATTGTCAAAGCAATGAGCGATGAGACAGCGCAGTATTACGATGATGACCTTGACGGCGATTGCGTGACATTGTATCGTGCTACAGATTTTATCAGCAAAGAGGTGTAAACGATGAAAAGATTTAACTTTAAATCAAGACAGCGAAATCAAAGTCAAGGACATCTACGGAAAAATGCACGACTACAAAGATGTACCAAACGAGTTCTATGGCTGTATTCGCAAACTTTACGATTATGAAAATACAGGATACACAATTGATTTTATTGACAACATACCGCATATACTCAAAGATATGCGTGAATGCTTATTAAATCCATCGGCTGTAAATATTAAAGCGTGTTTGCATATGATTGATTATATTTTAAACACAAAAGAAAAAGACCGTTGATTGTAGTGCAAGCAATCAACGGTCAGCAAATAACACAAGGCTATCTGCAATGTATAAATACAGTTTAACATTATTATATCAGATGACCTTGTGAAAATCAAGGAGATTATAAAAATGAACAAGAAATCTAAATTACAAATGATACAGGTTGAAAAACTGCACCCACATCCACAGAACCCTCGAAAGGTTATAGGCGATGTGACGGAGCTTGCGGAATCTATCAAAGCAAACGGTATCTTGCAGAATTTGACCGTAGTGCCAAACAATGATAACTGGGATGATTTTACCGTTATCATCGGGCATCGCAGGCTTGCGGCCGCAAAGCAGGCAGGTTTGACGGAACTGCCGTGTGCAATTGTCGAAATGAGTGAGAAAGAACAGCTTTCGACAATGCTTACCGAAAACATGCAACGGTCAGACTTGACCGTATACGAAGAGGCTAAGGGCTGTCAGCTGTTGCTTGACCTCGGTGATACGGTCGCAGAGGTTGCAGAGAAAACAGGATTTTCCGAAAGCAAAATCAGAAGAAGAGTAAAGCTCTGCGAGCTTGACGAAGAAGCTTTCAAGGAAAGTCAGATCCGACAGCCTACCCTTGCAGACTATGACCGATTGAATCAGATTAAGGACATTGAAACGAGAAATAAACTGCTCGAATCAATCGGTACAAATAATTTTGACAATCTTTTGTATTCTGCTGTAAAAAAACAGGAAACAGAGGAAGAGAAAGAAAAAATTGAAAAGCTCTGTCTTGAACAAGGAATGACTAAAGTACAGAAATATGACGAAATTCCAAGTAACTACGAATATACGGGAGTATTCGCTCTCAAAGATTTGATCGGTAAAGATTTTGCGGACGGCAGGAAAAGATGTTTTTATTTTGCTTACTACGGCTCAAACATCTACATTTACGCAGAAGCATTTGAAAAGCAGGAAAAGAATGATCCCGAAGAAGAAAAGCGAAAGCTTGAAGAGCAGAGATGGGACGAGCTTGTTGAACAGGCGGAAGAAATAGACGAACGCTGTGAGGCTCTCAGAATAGGCTTTATGCTTGATGCAAATTTTAACGACAGTAAAAAGAAGCAGGAGCTTGTGAAATTTATAGTCAACCAAGTGGCGATGGGCGCCAGTAGCAAGGCATACAAATTTAGCGAAGTGACCGAGAGTCAAGACGATGAAAGCATAGACAGCTACATCAGCGAACATTGGAACAATGACAGCGGTAGAATGTTAATGGCGGCGGCATACGCTTTGTGTCAGCTGAATTGCAGTTCGTTCGGTTATATCAGTGTAAATTATTTGGATAAAACTATCAGCCGAAAAAACAGCCCTGACTTAAACAGATTTTATTCCTTGCTTTGCAAACTCGGCTATGTGATGAGTGACGAGGAGATTCAACTCCGTGATGGCACACACCCAATTTTTACAACAGGCGAAGTTAATTAAAAGAACATTTTGCTGACGTCCGCAAAATGTTCTTGTGGCGGCAAATTTAATAAGTTAATCACGCTCTGCACAGCGAGATTATAGATTCCCTCTTTTGATAAATTATATACATACCTTTCTTTCAGTAATATTACCGATTCGGGCAGGTGCAGATGCCCGAAAAAAGCCAATAGATAACAAGCTCTGCACAGCTCGTTATATAACCCTCATTTTACTCCTCTTTAAATAAATTCTGACATTGTAAAAGCGGAGCATGTGCAGATGTTCCGCATTAGGCGAAAAGATGTATGTAAACACAATCACAATAAAATTTAAAGACGGTTCAAGCATATATATTGATGATGTTTCTGATTATGCAATAAACAACAATGTTATCAAAGTTAATAAAAATGGATATAATCAGTTTTTTAATTTCGACGAAGTTAGATATATCGGAAGAACATTTGATTTAGAACCCGAAATATACAACGCAATGAAGAGGTGAAACAATGAAAATAAAAAAAGCATTTGACATATGCAAGAAAAATAAAAACATTTCAATCTTTTGTAATGATGTCGGCGAGCAATGGTTGTCAGACGGATATGCAGTTTATCCTATCTTTGGTCTGCCACGGCTCAACGAGGATTACATATGCAAACTCTATGACATTAACGATGCACAGAGAGATAAGATTAGCTTTACGATCAGCCAAAGCAAACCGTTAATTAATGTGGAAGATTGCACTCAGAACGAATCAGTTGCCGAAATGTGGGATATAAGCATTGTATATGACGGAAAAGTAATGCTACCGATAAGCACGAAAGAAGGCTTGATGTTTATTGACCGCACATATCTCAACCCTTTCACGGACACACCAAATGAAACAATGGTGCTTACATTACGAAAAGACATTAAAGGAACACCTTACTTTGCTGTTAAGTTTGGAATGGTTGCATACGGTTTTATTTGCGCATACGAAATAGTTGACGATGACTTTGTAAAACAGTTGCGGTCATTGTATTTTGAAAGCGAAATCATTTTAAAGAACAAGAAAGGGAATGCCGATGAAACAGTATGAGGCTGACCAACAGCGGAAGTTATTTCAGTGGACAACCTTCATCAGAACAGAATATCCAGAAGTTGATTTGATGTTTCACATTCCAAACGGTGGCAGTCGAAATAAACTTGAAGCGGCCAACCTAAAAAGGCAGGGAGTGAAAGCAGGTGTGCCTGACTTGTTTCTGCCTGTCAGCCGTGGAGGCTATCACGGATTGTTTATCGAATTAAAATACGGTAAAAACAAGCCAACCGAAAAACAAACCGAATGGCTTAAAAGCCTTAATGAACAAGGCTACGCGGTCGCTGTATGTTATGGTTGCGAAGAAGCGAGCAAAAAAATATTAAAGTATTTGAAATTAGGTGATATAAATGAGTGAAGAAAAAAGAAACGAGGCAGAAAGAAGAAACTTGACCGATTGGACCGAATGTGTCTTTATTGTACTGACTACAATAAAAAACACGGCACAAACTACAGCTACGGAGAGTTTGTAGCGCAAATCGCCGCAAGAAAAATTAAACCGCTCGGTTTGTACGATTAATATAGAATTGAGGTGATATAGATTGGCAACCAGAAAAAATATATCTAAGTCCATAAGGCTTAAAGTTTATGATAAATACAACGGCCATTGTGCATATTGTGGTTGTAAACTTGAACTAAAGGATATGCAAGTCGATCATATTGTTAGTGTTTATTGGTATAAAGGCGAAAATGATATCGAAAACTACAATCCTGCTTGTCGAATGTGCAATTTTTACAAATCGACAAGGACAGTCGAAGATTTTAAAAAAGAATTAGGAAAGTTGCTTTCGAGGCTCGAAAAGGTCTTTATTTTTCGATTAGCTGTAAAGTACGGATTGATTAAAAAGACGGACAATCCAATTGAATTTTACTTTGAAAATCAAAATAAAACAGGTAAGGAGAGTGAAAAATGATGATGGATAATAAATTAAAAATCCGTGAGGTATGCGGTGATTATGCACGTGAGGTATGCGGTGATTATGCATTAGATATACCGTTCGCAGACGGTAGTGTAAACACGATATACTTTAATTCAAAACGAAATGCTGAAACAGTTAAGCATATTATCGAAGTTGACGGTAGTAAACTCAACGAAGCAACCGTGTGTGATGTGCAAGAGATTAAACACGGAAAGTGGATATCAACCGGAAATGCTTTAGGGTACATCGAGTATCATTGCTCAGAATGCAATAATTATTTATTCCTAGATTCCAAGGATAGCGAGTTATATCCATACTGCCCTTATTGTGGGGCAAAAATGGAGGTAGAAAATGGTTAAAAAAGAATACATAGAGCGTGAAGCTGCACAGAAAGTTTTAGCAGATGATTACGCTTATAATGCCGCAAAATTGCTTGATACAGTACCCATCGCCGACGTGCAGGAAGTAAGGCACGGGAAAAATTTAACTAAAGCTCACCCTGTTGATGAATTTATTTGTTCTGAATGTGGTTACATGACCGAAGATTGCACAGAGAAAAAATATAGCCAGGACGGAGACTATTGTTATCTTTGCGAATATGAATATAAGTTTTGCCCCAATTGTGGAGCAAAAATGGATAAGGAGTGATACAAATGAGAGAAGTTACAATAGGAGATTTTGTAGAAACAATTCACGATATTAACGGTATTTTAACAGCCGTAAAAAGGAGTTACTATGGTTTAACTGTCTTTATTGCAACTGCTGATGGGCGAACATTTTATTGTCCCGTTGGTGATTTAAAAGATTGTATTTATAATGGGTGATATTTAATGAAATACTATTATAAACTAATTGACAATGACACAGATGAACTATTTGGTTATATTATAACTTCTGGATATACAACTCCTGAGAACCTTTGTGATTTATACGGATTTAACGGATATCACGCTGAACTCTGCACAAAACAAGAACACGATGAAGATGAGTATATTGACATACCTGAACTAAAAAATTAAGCATTGTCCGAGTTGCAGTGCAAAGATGGATAAGGAGTAAACGAAAGGAATGGGGAAGATGAATGTAATAGTCCAATATTATGATTTTTATGCCATTGATGAATATTGTTGTGAAGAGGAAGTTTTACCAAGACCCTCCAGAGTTATCGGCAAACCTTGCGGAGCAAAAATCTATAAAAACATACATACTTTCATTGCCGGAGTATGTTGAAATAAGGGTGATACAAATAAGAACATCCTATGAAGCTCAAATTGATAGTGAAGAGGGGGGACAATATGCAATTCAATTTTAAACTACCAACTATCGTTATTACAAAGTGATAGAAAGGTTGTTAATTTTGAAGGAGACGAAGAAAATGATTGATTGTACGAAAACTACAAATTACTTTGCTGAAAAAAAGAGGATGACAAAAATAACAAACACAGGTGTTTGTAAAATTACATGTGCAAACTGCCCTTTGAGCGAAAAAAATAATGGTAAAGGAAGGCTTTGTGTAGATTATGAAATGCATCATCCCGAAGAGGCTATTTCAATAGTACAGCAGTGGTCGGACGAACATCCGCAAAGGACTTATCTTACAGAGCTTTTGGATAAGTATCCAAACGTTCTGCTCAATGATGATGGCACGCTCGAAGGTATATGCCCACATCAGTTAGGGTTGAAGTCCAGCATAGTTGATTGCAAAAAAAGCTATGATTGTGATTGCGTTAAATGTTGGAGCCAGCCTATTGAGGGCGGTGAAGAGTAATGGGAGAGCTTAAAGGCAAAATAATAGATTTTGAACCGTATCGTGTGGAAAAGGAGCTTGAACAATTTAAGGATTATGATGAAAAGAACTTTTTTGCAGATTGTTATGTTAGTAACGAGTGCAAAAATCCAGACAGTTACGGAATTGTATGTGTAAAATGCGGAGAGTGCGGACGCACTTTTACAAAAGATGGAATTTTAAAGGAGGATAATTGTAATGACACCAAATGAATACAGGCAACGGCTTATTGAATTACTGCTATCAGATTGGTCTGATGAAATGGACGGTGAAAAATAATGGCATTTCCCGAAAAGCTAAAAGCGTTAAGACTTGAAAATGGCTTAACGCAAGATGAACTGGGCGAAAAGCTCTATGTGAGCAGAACAAGTATATCTTACTATGAGCAGGGAAAATTTGAACCTAATATTGAAACCATAATAGCTGTAGCGAATTTATTTAACATCACAACAGATGAATTGTTGAAGTGAGGTGTGAACACAATGACTAACTTTGAAAAAATCAAATCAATGAGCAAAGAGCAGATGACACATTTTGTGCTTGATGCATTAAATAACGATGTTTGCAATTACTGCGAAAATTGCGATATTTCTTGTCTTGAAAATGAAGACTGTCCTGAAAACAAAGAAATTATTAAAAAATGGCTTGAAAGCGAGGCAAGCAACAATGGCTGAATCCAAAAAAATAGTTACAGCGGAAACACAGGACAGACCGACAGCACCGGCAGAAACATTATCAGAGCTTGACAAGCTTGTTGTTGCGTTTATTGACGGCGCTCTTGATGTTAATGAAATCAATAATCTTGATATATTCAACAGATGGCTTGTTCTGTCAATGTCTGCAATATACAGCTGTGCGAAAATAGGATTGCTGTCCGCTAAGGCTTGTGTTAAGGCAAAGTACAAACTCTTACAGGAATATCGCAGATTTAGAACCAACACATTTTTCGCCGAAAAAGAACATATTGAGTGGATTAAACGCACAAGAGAAACCTCATGTAAACTAACGGAACTGTCAAAGGCGATTGCTGAACATGATCCGGAAGTGTTGTCGATAGCTTTACAAATTATTGATTTGCTCACGAAGCAGGATATTTACAACAAACTTTTTATTTTATCGGACGCATCAGATACATATAAAGCAGATTGCTTAAAAACGTTGACCGAAAATGATACAGCCTTTTTGAACGAGTTTGGAAACATACCGTTTGTAGATTTGCTCTTTAAGTTTTATAAATCGGCAGAAGAAACGAGAGCATCGGAAATTTTCAAAGAGTTGGATGCCGACAACATCAGAACTGTAGCTTGTCACGTGCCGGTTAAGTCGGACGATTGTCGAGGAATCACCAAAAGCTACAAAGAATATTTCGGCATTTAAGGTAAGGCAATATTCTTGCCGTGTGCAAAATCTTAAAGGAAATTCAAATCAAGTTAATCCTATATTCAAAAAGTAATCAAAGCGACGACTTCCGCTTTTGATTAAGCTGTTACAAAAGAATGCACCAAAAATCAAACACACAATTGCAGCGGCAAGGTTGCACAGAGCAGTAACTCAAGTGGTCAGATTGGGTTACTGCATATTTATATCATCTGACTTTTTAATACGATAACAGAATAATAAATAGTCACAAAAAAGGAGTTGAGATACTCCTTTAATAGCCTGCTCAAGGAATTAATTAAGTGACCGTTTTAGCATTTACATATATAATAAAGGTTTAACTATGTTTACATACAAGTGTGAAATTAAATCAGGTCCTTTGCTCGAGGTCAAATATTATAAATCATTTCGCAGACGGAATAAAAAAAATCTTGCTCGACAAATCAATCAATCTCGAACAAACGAAAAGCAAGCCAAAGCAAACCGTATCAGAGGAGAACAACACACACAGAGGCTTATCCTTTGCAACTTCTCTGAGGGCGACTGGTTCGCAAGGTTCTCTGCTCCGTTTGGTGAATTTACCGAAGATGAATTTGAGAGGGTTGTGTCGAATTTTTTCAAGCGTATCAAACGCAGGACAGATAAAAAACAAATTAAATTTAAGTACATCGGGTACTGCGAATGTGGCAAACTCGGTAGAAACTGGCATTTGCACATCGTAATTGAGGATTGTGTCAGAGAAATATTAATGGAATGTTGGCCATGGAAAAACGGAATAAATTTTACTCCGCTCTACCAAAACGGCAATTATGCTGACCTTGCAAAATACATACGAAAAGATGTCAATGGTAAGAAGCGCTTGAAAACATCTCGCAATCTCAATAAGCCTGAGGTCAAAGTTGTTGAAGGAAAAAAACGAGAATACAGAAAACTCGAACGAGGTGAGGCTTTGCCTTGTCCCGAAGGATATTATTTTTACAAAGACGAAATGTGGATAAATGACTTCACGGGTGCGTCTTTTCATTTTACTTACTTGGCCAATAGCCATAAACACAAGAAAATCGGAGGTGCAAGGATATGAGAGATACAACAAGAGATTATACAATTGCACAGTTTAGACTTTATGCCTCTCTTGGATTTCCAAGCAAAGCACAGGTTGTAGCTGACAAGACAATGCACCGAGCATTACAACTTGACCTGCTTGCTGTGATAGACACGCTTGATGCTTTAACAAGTAGCGACAAAGACTACATCCGTCAAGCTGTCAGTGCTGTTTATTTTGTTGCGCCAACAACGGCATTGCATAAAGGTGAGATAAATTTGAGGGTGACTAAGTTTGCAGTTAGCAACTATACCGACGAACGCACGGTGTTCCGCTGGCTCAAAGAGGCACGATTGCTTTGCGCAAAACTTCGTGGACTTAACATTTGTACATATTGCACAAAGAAAGATGTCAGTAGAAGCGATTAAACCTGTTGTAAAATTAAATTGTAATGATAAAACGAAAAGTAACTACGGACTGGATCGTCCGCCAAATCCGTGAGGGCAAGGCATATAGATTTTATTTAACAGCGGATTGGCACAAAGTCAGAGACGCCAAAAAAGCGAAAGAACATTACGAATGCGAACGCTGTCGCAAGGTAGGCAAGTATAGCCCTTGTGAAGCCGTGCATCACAAGCTATACCTCAAAGCAAGACCTGACCTTGCTCTTGATATTAACAACCTCGAGTGTCTATGCAAAGATTGTCATTACAAAGAACATCACAAGTACGAATCAAAAAAATTAAAAGATGAGTTTGCTGAGCGGTGGTAAGTAAAAAAACATACCCCCGGGTAAAAAATCGAAAAATTCTGAGGCTTATGGATAACGGTATAAAGGCACGACAGTTCACCTTCGCGCACGCACACGAGAAATTTTCAGAGAGGAGAGAACAAAATGGCGCAGATTAAAATTGCTGAAATCAAGGATAGCTTAATTGAGCAACTGACTTTGAAAGGGGCAAACATTGAAGTCTATAGAGATTTAATTGACAGTTACATCTTCTGCACTAAACTTGAGCGTAAAATGCAGGCGGACATCCGCAAAAATGGCTTGACATACAAAGCTATCAGCGCCACAGGCAAAGAGTATATTAAGGACAACCCCTCTGTAAAAAATGCCGTAATGTACAACAAACAGCGTTTAGCGATCCTCTCACAAATGGGGCTGTCAATTGACAAAGTCGAAAGTGATTCGGATGACGAACTGTAAAATCATAGACGATTACATCGACCTTGTTAAAAGCGGTAAATATCGTGTCTGCCGTGAGCAAATTCAGCTGATAAAATTTGTTGAAAATGTCTTTGAAAACGAAGAAATTTACGTCGATGAAGAACAGCTTGAAAAATATTTAGCTTTGCAGAAATATTTTCCTTATAAACTTTTTGAATGGGAAAAATTTTGCTTTGCTTTGCACAATTGCACCTACTCTGCTCCCGGTGTTTTAAGATTCCCTGATTTGGTTTGTGTAGTCGGAAGAGGAACGGGAAAAAACGGTTATCTTGCTTTTGAAGATTTTGCTTTGGTAACTCCGGTCAACGGTGTGCGAAACTACGATATTGATATTTGCGCAACGTCCGAAGAACAAGCACAAACGAGTTTTAATGATATTTATGAAATCTTGGAAAATAATGCGTCAAAAATGCAGCGGCATTTTAAGTGGAATAAAACCAAAATCACTAATATAAAAACAAACTCGACGATTAGATACAGAACATCAAACAGCAAAACAAAAGACGGCGGCAGACCAGGCAAAGTAGATTTTGATGAAAAACACGCTTACGAAAATTATGACCTCATTAACGTTTTTACTACAGGTTTAGGCAAAAAGCCTTTACCTCGCAGGACGACAATAACCACAATGGGAGATGTTCGTGACGGGCCGCTCGACAACGAGCTTTCGGAGGGTCTTGAAGTCTTAAATGGTGATACCTCAGATAACGGGACACTTTATTTCATTTGCCGCTTAGACGATGAAAAAGAGGTTTATGATCCCGAAAGCTGGTATAAAGCTAATCCATCTCTGCAATATTTTCCGGAGTTACAAAGAGAAATAAAGAAAGAATTTGAAGGATGGAAAAAAGATAAAATCAATAATTCAGCGTTTATGACTAAGCGTATGAATATCCCAAAAGGCACAGAAGCCCATCCTGTTACCTCATGGGAAAATATCAAAGCAACAAACAGACCTCTTCCCGACCTTGAGGGTAAGCCGTGTGTTTTTGGCATTGACTACACCAAAACTACTGACTTTTTGGGTATCGGTTTAATTTTTTTAATCAACGGTGAAATTGTATGGAAACCGTTTTCATGGTACTGTTCGCAATCGGCAGACCTTGGACGAATTAAATTCCCTTATGCTCAACAGCCTGATTTACAAAGGGTTGATGGGGCGGAAATACCTCCCGAAATTGTAGCTGACTGGTTGAGAGAGCAGAAAAAGCATTACAACATCGTCGGTGGAGCATTGGACAGTTACCGCTATACTTTGCTCAAGGAGCCGTTAATGCAGTTGGGTTTTGAATGCGACCGCAAAGGACGAAACAATCTAAAACTTGTAAGGCCTTCGGATAAAATGCTTGTAGCTCCTCTGATTGCTTCGGATTTTGCTAATCACCGCATTGTTTGGGGCGATTCGGCATTAATGCGTTGGTACACAAACAACACATCTGCCGTTGAGGATAAAAACGGCAATATCATATATGGCAAAATCGAACCAAAATCAAGAAAAACAGACGGATTTATGGCGTTTGTCGCCGCATATACACAGCTTGATTTGCTGAAACAAAATCAGCCGATGACGGTTGATGAACTTAAGAATTGCTTTAACGCGATTGTATTTTAAAGGCAGGTGAAAAAAATGAAAGTAATAAACTGGGTGAAAAATCTTTTTAGAAAAGATGCCGTTGCAGCGGAATTTAACGAGGACGGCTCGGCGGTTGATGAACAGAGATTTCACCTGACTGAGCTTGCTCTATTTACGGCGATTGATTTTATTGCTCGAAGCTTGGCGAAGTGCGAATTTGTGACGGTAAACAATAACCGAGAAAGTCGCAAAGCTGAATACTATCTGTGGAACTATGCACCTAACAAACATCAAACAAAAATCGAATTTTTTACGCAAGCTGTTGCAAAGTTGATTTTTGACAACGAGCTTTTAATTGTTGAAACTGCCGATAATCAGCTTATGATTGCTGATAGCTTCTCAAAAACGGAACACGCTTTGATTGACGACACATTTTGCGGCGTTACTTGTCGAAATTTTACATATCAGCGCACTTTTTTAGAGAGCGAGGTAATTTACCTCAGATATAACAACTTTGCCCTGAACGGCTTGCTATCGGATATGTGCAACACTTACGAGCAGTTAATGTTATCGGCTCAGGAAAGATATAACAAAGCTGTCGGACATAAAGGTATTTTGGAGCTTGAAAATTACAGCTTTGGCGATGAAAATTTTGCCGAAACCTACAACAAAGTGTTGTCAAAGCAGTTTAAATCATTTTACTCAAACAAGAACGCTGTTATGCCGATTTTTAAGGGTATGAAATATTCAGAACCTTCAACCGATGCAGGAAAAACTACAAACAGCGAGATTAACGATATCCAAAAATTAAGAGCTGAGGCTTACACGGTTGTTGGAAATGCTTTGCATATACCGCCTGCCATTTTAAGCGGTGAGGCCTCGCAGTTGTCTGACGCAATGGATTGTGCGATTGGAAATGCAGTTGACCCGATTGCAAATATGTTTGAGCAAGAGATTACAAAAAAGAGATTCGGCGCTACCGAATTTAACAAAGGCAATTATCTGCTGATTGACACAACAACAGTTAGACACATTGATGCAATCAGTCAGGCGAATAATCTTGATAAGTCAATTGCCAGCGGAGTGTTGACACCTGCGCAGGCTCAAAAATATTGCAATATGCTTCCTTGTCCAGATAAATGGGCAAATGAGTATTATATTACCAAAAATTACCAAACCACAGAAAATGCGTTGAAAGGTGGTGAATAAATGAGACATAAAAATTACAACATCAAGCAGATTGCAAACAATCAGAGTGTCTTGCAGATTTATCTTTACGGCGAAATCGAGCCAAGCCATTTTAATATTTGGGGTGACCTCGTTGAATCCAAAACAAGCGCCGAATATATCCGCAAAGCAATCGAAAAAGCAGATGCAATTAACGGCATTGAACTTTACATTAACTCAATCGGCGGTTATGTTGATGAGGGCGTGTCGATTTACAATCTGCTAAAAAGGCAGAGTGTGCCGGTTACTGCATACATTGACGGTATGGCTTGTTCAATTGCCTCTGTTGTCGCAATGGCGGCTGATAAGATTATAATGCCGTCAAACACAACAATGATGATTCATCATGCGATCGGCGGTTGTTACGGAAATGCGAAAGAGCATAGAAAAGTTGCAGCTCAGCTTGACAAAATCAGTGAAGCAAGCACAAACTCTTATCTTGTGCACGCAGGCGATAAACTCACGAGGGAAACCCTCGAGCCGCTTCTTAATGCTGAAACATTTCTGACTGCGCAGGAAGCTTTTGACATCGGCTTGTGTGACGAAATTCTTGATCCGGTTGATTTAACCGATTCAAAAGAAATCGTTGATGATGCACAGCAGAAGAAAAATCCAAAAGCAAAACAGGCAGCGGCAGAGCTTTTAAAAATGCTCGGAACAAAGCCTGACCAGCAGACACCACCTGAGCCCAAGCTGAAAAATCCCGAAGGAAAGGATTGCTTTGGCTTTATTGAAGAATACTTCAAAAACAAAAATTTATTTATAAAGGAGATTTAAAAAATGAAGAATCTTGATGCGATTAAGAACGCAAAAGCAAAGTTTGCGCAGAACTTGAAAACTGCCATTGATGCCAAAGATGAAGCAAAAATGACCGAGGCTCTCAATGCCTATGCTGACAGTATCCAGCAGTCCATTATTTCCGTTGCTCAGGAAATCGGCGAAACTGCCGACAACACAATCCTTGCCAAGAGAGGATTCAGACAGCTTACAAGCGCAGAGCAGAAGTTCTACAACAACTTTGTAACAGCGGCAAAATCTGCTGATGTTAAGCAGGCTCTCACTGGTCTTGATGTTACAATTCCGCAGACAATTCTCGATACAGTGCTTGAGGACATTACAAACAATCATCCTCTGCTTGATGCAATCGGCATCGAAAACACATACGGCTCTGTTAAGGCGATTTTTGCCACAGACACAAAACAGCTCGCCGCTTGGGGCGCTTTAAGCTCAAAAATCACACAGGAGCTTGCCGGCACAATCCAGGAAAAGGATTTCTCAACATCAAAGGTAAGTGCCTTTATCCCGGTTCCGAAGGATATACTCGACCTTGGCGCTACATACATCGACGCATATGTCCGCAGAATCCTCGCCGATGCACTTGCTTATGCTCTTGAAGATGGCTTTATCAACGGTGACGGCAATGGCAAGCCGATTGGTATGCTTAAAGACCCCGAGGGTGCTGTAAAGGCAGGTGCATATACCGAAAAAACAGCAACAAAGCTCACAAGCCTTGACATTAAGTCGTATATGGGTGTTGTTGCCAAGCTTGCGAAGGGCAAGGGCGGCAAGACATACAACATCACATCGGTTGACCTCATCGTTAATCCTGTGGACTATCTCACAAAGATTATCCCTGCAACTACGGTACTTGCAACCGACGGCTCGTATAAAAACAACCTCTTCCCCTTCCCGACGAACGTTTATCCGTCTGAAATGGTTACAGAAGGTACTGCCGTTATCGGCCAGCTTTCAAGATATAAAGCCTGCCTCTCAACAGGCAAGGAAGGTAAGCTTGATTATTCTGATCAGTATCAGTTTCTTGAAGACAATAGAGTTTATCTCATTAAAGTTTACGCAACAGGCTTTTCACTTCACACAAACGATTTTCTTAAGCTTGATGTTTCAGCGCTCAATCCTGCCGAAATCAAGGTAACTCTCAATCAGGCAACAACAGTTTAATTTATCACGGAGATGTTGAACAATGGGAATCATAAACGATGTAGTTAATATGCAGGATTTTGATCGCGAACACATTGAAACAGATGAAGGCAAAAAGTCAAAAATTGAGTTAATTATAGCCAACGGAAAACAGCACCTCCGCGATTATAACCCTCTGCTTACTGATGAGGATTTTGAACGACCGACAAGGGCAAGAAGTTTACTGTTTGACTACTGCCGTTATGCATGCTCAAATGTGGTTGAAATGTTTGACCATAATTTTGAAAACGAAATTTTGAAATTAAGGCAGGAATATGAGGTGAGAATGTATGATACTGAAGAATAACATTGATTTTTTGACATTTAATGACGGACTTGCAAAAATCTATGAAACCGACGAAAACGACGATGTTATTGCCGACAGCTTGAAAAAGTATCGTTTTGGCAATGAAAAAATCGGAGTAACTCGTTTTTATGGTGCGAAACAAAATGACATTGAACTGTCAAAAGTTATACATATCCACAAAGATGAAAACTTGCGAACGGACATGGCGGTTGTTATTAATGGCACACGCTTTAAAATTGAGCAAATACAGCACGATAAAAGCAAAAATCCCCCTTGTTCGATTTTGAGCTTATCGCAAAGAGGTTTATTTGAGGGTGACGAAGATGTTTTTTAAAGATTTTGACGAATTTGTTGAACTTTTCAAAGGCTGTAGCTTTAAATGTGTTGAAGCCGATTACAATAAATCGACCGTTGCGCCTTATATTGTCTATTTCAAAGATGAAGAAACAGGCATCTTTGCTGACGGAAAACCAATTTTTACAAACGCAAAAATTATCGTTGAACTTTACACATCAAAAGACGACCACACAAGCGAAACGAAGCTTGAAAAATGGATGTCTGAAAACGGCTTGGGTTGGAAAAAACCAAATCGAGCATGGGACACAACCAATAAACTTTGTGTAAGCTATTACAATTTGGGCGTGACTTTTGATGAGTAGTTACAAAAAAGTCGGTATTGACAGAATCGGCGATACTTTATCAAAAGAACTTGCAACCTATTCGGCTGATGTGCAAATGGGCGTAAGATTGTTGGTTGACGAAAAAGCCGAAGAACTTAAAAACGCAATCAAAAAAGAAGCACCTGTCGGCTACAGAAAAAAATATCGCAAATCGTTCAGAATAAAAATCACGAACGAAACATTCAGGTTTTACGAAAAAACAGTTTATGCGGAAAAACCTGAGTATCGGCTTACACACCTCCTTGAAAAAACTCGTAAAAAGAGAGGTAAAAAAGGCGGAACGATACAACCGAAGATGCACATTGCTCCGGCAACAAAGAAAATTCACGGCGAATTTGAAGCCGGAATAAAAAAACTTATCAAATCATCGGAAGCTATGGGCGGTGGTGATTTGAGCAGCATAAAAAGAATTTAAAACATAAGGAGTGCTTATTTTATGAACAAAACTATTAGAAAAGTTGGTTATGCTACGCTAACAGAAAGCAGCACCGGTGAAATCACATACGGTAAGCCCGTGTGGTTTAAGTCTGATGAAGCAGGCGGCAGAAGTATCGGTGCAGAGCCTATTGGCGATTCAAACACAATCTACGCTGACGGCTTGCCTATTATTGTAGCGAGTGCAAACGGCGGTTACACAATCAGCCTTGAGCTTATTTCGGCTGTTGACAATATCGAAAAGGACTGGTTTGGCAATGATGAAGCTACAGAGGGCGGCATTATTGAGAAGGGCGGTATCAAAGTGATGCCGAGATTCGCTCTTCTTGTTGCCAAGGAAACATACAAAGGTGATAAGCTCTACGAGATTGACACATATTTTGACTGCGTAGCTGCAAGAGCAAGCAGAAACGACAAGACCTCAGAAGGTAACTTCGACCCACAGTTCCCGACCTTTACGGTTACAGCAAAGCCACGTCCTGACAATGATTTTGTACGCTATACATCTTATGCCGACACTCTGCCGGAAAATGTTGTAACTCCTACTGTAAAGGCTGTAAAGGCTGCAAAATCGGCAGTTCCTACAGATCAGGCCTCATCAGACACTACAAAGGCGGCTAAGAGCTAATGAAAGACACAGTTGTTATTAACGATAAAAATGTTGAGGTTGAGGTTACGGCTTACACAATGCTCATCTACGAGGACACATTCAAAGGTCACAGCTTTTTGCGTGATGCCGACCGTATTCTCGTTAAGAACCTCAATGATGTTAAATTTGGCTCTGCTGTAAAGCTTTTATGGGCAGCGGCAAAGACGGCAGACGATACAATTCCCAACTTTAAGACTTGGGCGAAAGAAATCAGCATTAAGGACGCTATTTCGGCGACAGACACAATCATCAATCTCATTGTTGACAGCCTTAAAAGCGACAGCCCAAAAGTGACAGCGACAGCGACAGCAACTTAAACGGATTTAAAACTTTCCTGACGGCAAAGGAAGTCTTATCCTATGCCGTCAGGTGCGGTCTGACTGTCGCTGATCTACAGAAATTTACAATAGGTTTTGTCTTAGATTATGTCGAAACCTATTTCGCATTACGAAACAATAAGAACATCCACGAAAATGAAGAAAAATATCTGAAAATGAAATCTGTGTTGCCTTTCGTTACAGAAAGATTTGAAAACAAGGAAATCTCGGAAGAGCAGTACAGCGAGTTTATGAACAGATACAAGAAGTTAGAGGATAGATATGGCATCTACAATTAAGGGTATTACCGTCAAAATTGCCGGTGACACAATGGACTTACAGAAGTCCTTAAAAGCTGTACAGTCCTCATCGGCGAGCTTGCAGAGAGAACTGACTGCGATTAATAAGCAGTTAAAATTTGACCCTGAAAACACCGTTCTGCTCGCTCAAAAACAAGAAGTATTGAAAGAGCAGATTGATAAGAGTCAGTCTGCTCTTAGTCAATTGCTTGATGTACAGGATCAGGTTGAAGAACAGGCAAAAAACGGCGAAATCTCAACCGAACAGTACAGAGCTTATCAGCGTGAAGTTGAAAAAGCGAAAAGCAAACTTGAAACTTTCACTAAACAGCTTGCAGAAACCGAAGAAAAGGCAAACGAGATAAACCTTGAATCAGCACGGACTGAAATGTCAAAAACTGAAACAAGCGTTGATAAAGCAGGCGATAGTTTTAAGGGGCTTGAAACGAAGTCCAACAACACCGATTTGTCAAAAATCAAAAAGGAAATGGACGGTGTTAAATCATCAGCCGATGAACTTAGATCCGCTGTTGGTGATACCTTAAAAGAAGCTACTGCTACAGCAACGGCAATTGGCGGAGCTGTTACAGGCGCAATTGTAAGCGCAAACGGCGAACAAAAGGCGCTAAACTCTTTGCAGGCACAAGCAGGCTTGACCGCCGAGGAGATGGCAAAGTACAAAAATGTCCTTGAAGATGTTTACACAGGAAATTTCGGCGAATCTCAGGAAGAAGTTGCAAATGTCCTTGCTTTAATTAAGCAGACAACGAACGAAACCAATCCAAGTAAGCTTAAAGATATGACCGAAAATCTCTTTACATTGAGAGATACATACGATTATGATTTTGTCGAAACATTGAGAGCGGTCAACATGCTTATGGAGCAGTTTGGCGTAACGGGCGATGAAGCGTTTAACCTTATTGCTCAGGGCAGTCAAAAAGGCCTTAACAAAAACGGCGATTTGCTCGATACAATCAATGAATACTCCGTACATTATAAGCAACTCGGCTATGATGCAAATGAATTTTTTAATTCGCTTGAAAATGGCTCTAAAGCAGGTACTTTCAGTATCGACAAGCTCGGCGATGCGATGAAAGAATTTGGCATCCGTTCTAAAGATACAACCTCGAGTACGCAGGAGGGATTTACTCTTCTTGGTTACGGCACAAAAGCCTCAGCTGAGGACATTCAAAAAGCCAAAGATGAAGTCGCAAAGCTCGAAAAAAATCTTTACTATGCAAAAGAGGAGCAAAAAGGTTTTAACAGTTCAACAAGCGAATTGACAAAGCAAAAAAACGCTGATAAAATTGCCGAATACTCCGAGGCGTTAAAAACCGCTAAAGAAAATCTTGCAAATCTCGAATCAGCAGGCAAAGGCGCAAAAGGTAGTATTGAGGATTTGCAGGCAAGATTTGCAAAAGGCGGAGATAGCGCAAAATCAGCAACATCAGAAGTCTTAAAGGCTCTTTTCGAGATGGATGACAAGGTTAAGCAAAATCAGGCAGGTGTTGACCTCTTCGGTACGATGTGGGAGGATTTGGGAATTGACGGTGTAAAAGCCTTAATGAAAGTTAATGGCTCTGCCGACAAGACCAAAAATACCATGAAAAAGATTAAAGACATCAAATACGACGATGTCGAAGCCGATTGGGCGAGCCTCGGCAGGACTGTGCAGACTGATGTCATTAATCCTATCGGCAAATCATTATTCCCCGAGGTAAAAAAACTTTGTAAATTTGCGAGCAAGCATACAGATGATATTATTCCAACGCTAAAACAGATTGGTGTTTTAACTACTGCTATTTGGTCGGGTAAAAAGGCCACTAAAATAGTTACAGAAATCAAAAATCTGTGGGGAGCTTACAAGTCTTTGAGAGCGGCAACAGATGCCGCTAAAATCTCACAAGAGGGACTTAACACTGCTCAAAAAGCAAATTTGTGGGGATTAGTTGCAGGTTTAGTTGTTGGTGCTATAGGCGAAATTTGGGCATTTTCAGAGGCTAACGACAGTGCAAAACAATCCCAAGAAGAACTTAACGAAGCTCAGGAAAAAGCAAAAGAAGAAATCAAAGAATTGAAAGACGCAAATGATGAATATGTGCAGAGCAAGAAAGATGCGGCATCGGAGGTTGAAAGCGAATTTCAATATTACGACGATTTATGGGTCGAATTGCAAGGTATTGTTGACAAAAACGGCGAAGTCAAAAAAGGCTATGAAGACAGAGCAAAATTTATTACCAATGAATTGAGCCGAGTTACAGGCAATGAAATCACTTGGAACGGCAATGTTATTCAGTCTTATAAAGACCTTAAAAGCTCAATGGATGATGCCCTTGAATCAAAGAAAGCACTTGCTTTGCTTTCAGCGTCCGAAGATTCTTATCAGACAGCAGTTTCAGGTCTTGCAGGCGCAAAGACCGACAGCGTTAATCAGTATGCCATTGTTCGTGAAAATAAAAATGATGTGAGCAAGGCAAGAGATAGCGTAAATAGCTTGCAAATGCATGACACAAAAGTTGAAAATGTCGCATGGTGGGCATATGAAAATAAGAACATTGATAAGCATACATTAGGTGTCATCAGCGCTAACGCTAAAGGTGAAAAGGTTGATAAAGAAGAACTTGATGTCGCTCAAAGCCGTATAAAGGCATTAGAAACAGCTTACGACCAAGAATTGGAAAATCGCAAAAATGTTTTAAGCCAAAAAGAAAGCGTTCTTAAAGACGCCGAAGCCAAGTACAAAACTTATCAAGACAAAATCGTCAACTACAACACCACAATTCAAAATTTTGAGAATTTAACCGCTGCAAATGCTAAAGGCAATGCCGAAGAAATCAAAGCCGCTATGTCTGATGTGGAAAACAGCTTAATCACTCACACGACAGGAACTAAAGACACACTCGAACAGCAGGTCAATGATTTTAAGACAAATGCCGAGAATTTAAGGACAGCATACAAAGACGGTGTTGAGGGTGTCACAAAAGACCAAGTTGAAGAAGCCGAAGAATTGCAGGAAAGAGCAGAAATCGAGCTTGCTAAGTACACCGATATGTATGGCACGGTTGCCGCGATTGCTACAGGCAAAGCTGATGAGATTAATGCACAACAGCAGAAAATCAAAAACGGTTTCATTGATGCTGAAACAGGTTCAAGAGAAAGCCTCGAAAATCAGCTTGCAAACTTTACCGCAAACTATGAGTTGTTAAAAACTGCAATGGACGAAAATCAGCCGGGCGTAACCCAAAAAATGGTTGATAACGCACACGAGCTTGTCGATAAGGCAACCGCTGAACTCAACAAACTTGAAGGCAACAGCGAAACCGCCGGTAAAAACGGCACGAAGGCTGTCGGAAATGGCATGGAAGACGAGGAAAGTCTAGATTCGGTAAGTAAGGCAGGAAAGGGAATTCTTGACAGAATCGGAAGCAGTCTTTCAGAAAGTTACAACTTAGCTTTCAAAGAAGGTCAGAATGTTTCAAAAGGCTACAGCAATGGTCTTAGCGGACTTTTTGAAATGGTTAATGAGAAAGCAAGAGAGCTTGTGAATGGCGGACTTACGACAATTCAAAAAACGCAGGATTCACATTCACCGGCAAGGAAATCAAGGAAGTTCGGTAGATTTTTGGGACAAGGCTATTGGCTTGGAATCGAGGACGAAATTGCCGAGACTAAGAAAAAAGCGCAGGCTCTTTCAGCAACTGCGCTTGCAGGTGTCAGTGGAAACCCGATTGACAGCATTAACAGCAAATTTGCAGGAATCCGAATGAACAGCGAAAGTGTCTTTGCAAGTCAGTCTATGTCAAGGGTTGTGACTAATTCTCCGAATGTTGAAATTAAATTCACAGGCGATGTAAACATCAATAACGACATGGATGTTGACGAATTTAACCGTCGTGTTTCAGCGGCAATTGTCGAAACCCTTGACGGCGAAGCGTCAAGGTTGGGAGGCTGAAAATGAGGCACAGTTTTGTTTACAATGGCATTGATTTGCGAACATTAGGCTTTTTTATAGCTACACCTCCCAAATATCAAATTGCAAAGCGTAATTTTGATTTTATCTCTGTTTATGGAAAAAACGGCGGAGTGATTTCCGATAACGGTGTTTTTGACAATGTTGAAATGCAGTTTGAAGTCAACAGCTATCCATACATTGTCCCGAATGAAAATAACGCAGAGCTTGTAAGAGCATTCGCCGAATGGCTTACTGTTTGGGACGGCGAATATAAGATTTTCAGAGATACATACAACCCCGGCTATTTCAGCAAAGCAATTTGCACAGGAGTTGAAACGATTGAAGAGGTTGCCCCTCTTTGCTTGTCAACGACTATAAATTTTAGCCGAGTGCCGTTTTGGTATAGCGACTTAGGACAAGAGATTATCAGACCCAAATTGACCTCGACACAAAACGCAGAAATTGAAGTCTATAATCCTGAAAATTACGAAGCAGAGCCTTTCATCAAGATTATCAATAAAGGCGCAAAAGTTAATCCGTTGACGCTGACGGTTAATGATGGTCAAACTTTAACAGTTAAAACATCATCGGATAAGGATTATATTGAACTTGATTCCGAACAGCAGTCCGCTTCTTTCAACAACGGCATGAGCTTAGCAAACAGTTGCATAATCTGCACAGAGTTTCCAAAGTTTTTGCCGGGGTGGAATAAAATAAAGCTCTCAGGAAAAAGCGCAAATGCGTTTACTGACATTGAAATTAAGCCAAATTGGAGGAGATTGTAATGTACCCTATCTTGTACAACATTGCTGATTTTTACAAAAATTCAACGCCATTGTTTGAATCTAACGGTTTCGGTTTCTTGACAGAATGCACCGAGTTTTTGGTGACAATGGAGCAAAATGGCACATACAGCTTTAGCGCTAAAATAAAAAGCACAGATAAGCTCGCGTCAAAAATAAAAATAACTTCGTATGTTAAAGCAAAAGTAAATAATGTAGCTGAGCCTCAGTATTTTTATGTCACAAAAATAGAGGTCGATAAAAACGGTGATTTAACCGTGTCAGGTGAACATGTGTCAAGAATGTTCTTCCAAAACGGAACAATTCCTCGTGCAATGGACGGATCGATGTATGGCACGCCGAAAGAACTCATTGACCACTTTATGCGAGATTATAGCCAAGTAGGAGAACCTCTGCATATGTGGTTTACGGAGGCCCCATATAAGTGGTTTAATTTCAGCTCATCAGTCACGGCAAAGAAAAGAATTTACTTAGGCTATTCACAGGCGGTAAAGTTTGAGGACATTTTCAAAGACGATGACGAAGGACTGATAAATCAGTTTGACGGTGTTCTGTATTTTAACAATTTTGATATTCACTTTGAAAAAATCAGTACAGCAGGTGCGAAAAGCGGCTATCGAATTGCTTTCGGCGCTAATGTGTCAGATTATAAGCAGACTGCTGAAATCGGCAACTACTATACACATGTTATGCCTTATGCAAGATGCAACACTACGAATAATAAAGAAGTCGTCGTGTCAAGTCCTGAACCGTATGAAACAGGTTTAAAACGGAGTATTAAAAATACATATTTATTTGATTGCACCAATAAAATCAAAAAATACACTTTGAATCCAAGCACCGGCGAAAACTACGAAGAAGTCAGAGATGCTTTGCGATATGCGGTTGCTGATTATAACTATTCGACGGAACAAACATCGGAAACCCTGAGTATAAGGGTAACTCTTGAAAACGAGCTCACTAAAATGCACGCAATCAAACTTTATGATGAAGTGACGGTCGTAATGCCGGACGGCACGAATCTTAGCCGAAGAATTTCAAAAACGGTTTACGATAGCGTGTCCCAAAAATACAAAGAAATTACAATCGGTGACTTAAGTATGTCAATGTCTGATTTGCTGAAAATCCAAAGGAGGTTTAAAAAATAATGGCAATTAGTTTAGAACACAAATCAATTACGATTGATGTCAATAATCGAAATGCACCAAATGTTGTTGCGATTGCAAATGTAAATGACAAAGCGGTTCGCTATCTTGATGTGACATTGACGGCAAGCGGAAATAAGCTTACATTCACAGATTGCACAGCAACAGCGACTTTTGCGACTGACGGATATTTAATTTCGGATTCAGTCGCTTGCACAATAAACAGCGCAGCGGATGTTATTACCGTTCCACTCGAAAATTTCAAGTCTATGTCGGGTTTTTTAGCAATCGAAATTAAGATTGCAAACGGCGAAACGCAGGTGTTGAATACACCGCTTGCTTTAAAAGTTAAAGTGACTCCAAGTCTTCTTGATAAGAGCATGATCAATAAAGACAGCGCTGGCACGACCGCTGAAATCTGTAGAGAGGTTGCCACAGCAAGGGGCAAATATGACAGCCTCAACGCAAGGCTTAACGGGATTGATTCCGCTGTAACTAACAAAGCCGAAAAAAGCACGGTCAGTCAGTTATCAGCAAGAATGCAGACGGCAGAAACATCTCTTGCAGGTAAGGCAAACGCAACGGATGTCAACAACGCTCTCAAAAACAAGGAGGATAACTCAAACAAGGTGATTTCCAAAACTGACATCACAGACAGAAATGTTAATTATCCGAGCATTGAATATCTTGACGCTTATTATTACAAGGCGAATGAACTCTATTCGTCGGAAGAAACGGACGAACTTCTCGGAAACAAGGCAGATGTCAATTCTGTTTATTCAAAAGCCGAAACTGATAATCTGCTCGGCAAAAAAGCTGACAAGGTAGAGGTTGACGATGTCAAGGCATATATCGGCTACACCGATGAGGACATAGTAGGACTTTGTGTCGATTATGAGAATAAGACATTTACTCGGCTCGCAGGAGCAGTCGGACTGTCGCAAGGTTCAGACTTTAATAAATTTACAATGTACGGCGGACGAAAAAGGTGTAACGTATCTGACGACGGAACAATCACAGCATACTACGGTGACGAAAATTATGCCGAGGACGGCTCAAACGGTCAGGTTATGGTTTTTCAGCCTGCATTTTACTATAAGGTCGTTCCGCTAAAATTGGAAAAAAACACCGATTCAGGAATCGGCTATCATCTACGGAAGGCGAACTATTATGTAAGCTCAAAGCCAAAAACAGGGTTCAAACTGCATCCAGCATTTTATGACGAAAACGGTAACGAGATTGACTACATACTTTTTTCGGCTGATGAGGGCAGTATGTTTGATGTATCTGCCAAAGCCTATGTCAACGATAATGTTGACACCGATACAGCAATTGAAGAGGGAGATTTACTCTGTTCAGTTGCAGGAAAGAAACCAATATCAGGATTGAAAAAACCTCTCAATAAAGTAAATCTTGAAACGATGGCACAGAACAGGGGTGAAGGCTGGCACCTTGAAACAATCAAGGCAACAAGTGCGAATCAACTTCTGATGATGGTTGAGCTCGGCATAATGAGCACGCAGGAAGGCATCGGACAGGGTGTTGTTAGCATCACTGGTAACACGGCATATAACTGTTCAAGCCTGACTGGTTCGACTGCTGACCTCGGAAATGGCACAGGACAGGCAACATCAACGGTCAACGAAATCGGAGGCACTCAAACAGCTTATACAGAAAGCGGAAAAGTTTCCATTACATACAGGGGTATTGAAAATCCTTGGGGTAATATCTCTAAGCACATCAACGGTATTAATATTTGGGGTGACGGCTCTATGTGTGGCGGTCAACCGTATATTGCTGACGATTTTAATTTTTCCGAAAGTAAAAAGACCGATAATTATAAACCTGTTGGATTTACACTCTCAAATGCAAATGGTTTTATAAAAGCTATGGGCTATGGCTCAGAGGAATATGATTGGCTGTTTATGTCGTCAGAAATCGGCGGAACAAGTGCGTTGCCTGTTGGTGATTATATCTATGTCGCATCAAATTTGAACGGTTACCGTATTGTCCAATTGGGCGGAGGTTGTCGTAGTGGCGATTATGCGGGCGGTTTCTATCAGATTGCCAACGGTACAGTTGGTGACCGTAGTCGTGGTGCTGGCGGTCGCTTAATTTATGTTCCAACTGCTAAATCTGGCGACACACCGACTAAGTCTTACTCTGCGTCAGAGGTTGATTCACTTCTTGCAAATAAATACGATTCATCAAATATTGAAAGCGGTACAGCTACTCTTACTCCGTACTCTACTCAGATTGATAAAATAAAATCTGCAA